TAGAGTAAAAAATCGGACCGAATTGGCTTGACACTAAAGACGTGGCGTGATATAACTATGGCTCATTCGCAGAAAACAAAGGAGAAATGTATGACACAATTAATGACAATCGACACTAACAATTACGCAGCTATGGCAAAGGCTATGGGTACGTCAAATGAGAGTACAGGATCATCTAAGTCTAGCCAGTTAGCTAGGTTACGCATCCACCACTCACCCATCATGGGTACTGCTGAAGTTAACGGCAAGAATGTTAACGTAGAAGTAATTGAGGGTGGAACATATAAGCTGGAGATTCCAGATGGCCCGACTTACTATGCCTCTGGTATTAAGATGCGCCCGTTTCTACAACGCTTCATGTATAAGCGTTATGTTATGGGTGATGCTAAGACACCTAATCGTTTCATCAAGAGTTTAATGACAGATGACAGCAAGATGGAATCTGATCTGAAAGACAATGATGGTGGCTTTAACTGCGGTAAACCTGCAGGTTACATCAAAGACTTTAAGGCATTGCCTGAGAAGATGCAGGACTTGATTAAGCAGATCAAACGTGTACGTGTTGTACAGGGCGTTGTTGAGTTGGTTAATCCTACTGATGATAAAGGAGAGAAAGTAGATGTGGAGCCTACCCCATTTATTTGGGAGATTGATAACCGTGATGCTTTCAAGGAGATTGGAAACAGCTTTGCTTCATTGGCTAAGATGCAGCGGTTGCCACCTCAACACATCATCTCTGCTAATACAGCAGAGCGTAAGATTCCAACTGGCGCATCTTACTACGTGCCTGTGGCATCCCTTGATGTATCCAATACTATTGACTTGACCGAAGAGGATCAGGTTTTGTTTGGTGACTTCATGGCTTGGATTGATAACTACAACAGTTACATCATCAACCAGTGGGCAGAGAAAGCTAACTCACGTATGGAAGACGATGACATTGACGTAGTTGATGGCCTTGTAGACATTGAGTTAGACGATGAGGATGCAGCATAATGAACCATCCTGCTGAACTAGCATTGCATCAGTACATGGAGAATGCTGTCAAAGGTGACAGCACTATCTCTGAGGACACCATTCAGCAAGTAGCTAATGATGTTGCTGATGCAATGCGCAGACAGTTTGGCGGTGGTAAAGGTCGGGGCGATTTCAAGATGAGAATGTCTAATGTGGGTCGCCCCACCTGCCAACTCTGGTATCAAAAGAATAAGCCAGAGGCTGCACTACCGTTCCCAAATACATTCATAATGAACATGATGCTTGGAGACATTGTTGAAGCTGTCTTCAAGGGAGTTTTGAAAGAAGCGGGGATTAAATATGAAGATAGTGAAAAAGTTAGCCTTGACTGTGGGGGTACTGTTGTTAATGGGTCATATGATATTGTCATTAACGATGCTGTCGATGATATTAAATCAGCTTCCGACTGGTCATATAGAAACAAATTTGAATCCTACGATACCCTTGCCAGTGGTGATGGTTTCGGATACATAGGCCAGTTAGCTGGCTACGCAAAAGCATCTGGCAAGAGAGTCGGTGGCTGGTGGGTAGTGAACAAAGCTAATGGTGCATTCAAATATGTACCAGCTACAGGTCTTGACCTTGAAGCAGAGGTTCAGAAAATTAAAGATACAGTACAAACAGTAGAGGAGAATAAATTTGAAAAGTGTTTTCAACCAGTACCAGAGAAGTTTAGAGGTAAGGAGACAGGCAATGAGATACTTAATGATGGGTGTAAGTTTTGTAGCTATCGTTTTGATTGTTGGCCTACTTTAACTGAAAGACCTGCCGTTATGTCACAAGCTAAAAATCCACCAACTGCATCATACATTGGAGATGTAGTTGCTGCATAAAGCAAGACGAATGGCAATCAAACATGGGTATCGTAGTGGGCTAGAGCATAACATTTCGATTTATCTTGACACGCATAAGATTAAATACGATTATGAGTGTATTAAGATTGAATGGGAAGACCTAGCCTACCGTACTTATACACCTGACTTTATTTTGGCTAATGGAATTATAATCGAAACAAAGGGCAGGTTCATGGCAGCGGATAGACGCAAGCATATAGCCATAAAAAAACAACATCCCAAACTGGATATTCGGTTTGTGTTTACAAATAGCAAAGCTAAATTAAGTAAGGGGGCTAAGTCATCGTATGCAGATTGGTGTATCAAACACGGATTTAGATATTATGACCGTATCATTCCAGAGGATTGGCTAAAAGAAAAAGGAAAGAATAAACATCCAAAGTTTATAAAGTTTAGTGGCACTAAAGTAAAAAGGAGATAGCACATGGATATGGAACAGCTAAAGAAACAGATAGAAGATGAAGACTTTGTTATACGCCTACGGCCTTACGCTGACGATGACGGTAAGTGGAATGGCGAGATTGATATATCCATCATGGCTTTTCCTGAGAACCGAATGGATGATGATGACTATGGGCAGGTAATGCATTTTTGTAAGATGATGTGTGCTACCGTGCCTATCATGGAAGAATCGAAAGATATTCGCGACATAGTTCACAACTATGTTATGGAAGTTATTGACAACGAGATGGATATTGAGGTACATATAGAAGATGAAAGAGAAGCTGGTGTGGAGAAAACCTATGATGGTAACGTAGTACACCTTAACTTTAACACAAAGACAGGGGGTTCAGCATGAGGCACGATGCGTTTATGAAGAAGATGATAGAGGCAGAGAAGGCAGGTAAAGAAGCGTATGGTAATGTTGATATGGTCAACAGCCCACCACACTACAATCAGACAGGTATTGAGTGTATCCATGCCATCTCTGCTGCTACTGACAAAGGGTTCAGGTACTACCTACAGGGTAACATTATGAAATACCTCTGGCGTTTTGACTACAAGGACAAACCCATAGAGGATTTGCAAAAAGCTAAATGGTACTTAGATAAATTAATTGAAGAGGTGATGGCTGATGGCAAGAGTTAAAATGTTTATCACCGTAGATGTAGATGAAGAGGAGTATCCTATTCCTGCTGATGGGCAGGTAGGAGAGGAATTAGAAGATGGAATACGTGAGTACTTCTACGATGTAGACGGTGCTGACATCAAAACAATTAGAACTATTATGGAGTAGTAAAATGAGAAGCAACCAATTACCAACAGACTACCAAAACTTTATTGCTCTTTCCCGATATGCACGATGGAAAGAGGATGAGCAACGAAGGGAGACATGGAGTGAAACTGTCACTAGATACTTTGATTATATGGAAGGGCATCTTGGTGCTAACTTTAGTTATAAGCTTCCTGATTCATTAAGGGGTGAACTAGAAGAGGCAGTGCTTAGTCAGGCTATCATGCCTAGCATGAGGGCATTGATGACATCAGGACCAGCACTAGACCGATGCCACGTAGGTGGATACAACTGCTCATACGTACCTGTGGATAGCCCACGTGCGTTCGATGAGACTATGTACATCCTCATGTGTGGCACAGGTGTAGGCTTCTCTGTGGAGCGTCACTGCATTGAGAAGCTGCCTATTGTGAATGAAGACTTCCATCATACCGACACAGTAATCAAGGTAGGTGACAGTCGTCCGGGTTGGGCTAAATCACTCAAAGAACTGATTGCCATGTTGTACACCGGACAGATTCCTAAGTGGGATGTGTCTGAAGTACGTGCAGCAGGTGAACGCCTCAAGACATTTGGCGGTAGGGCATCAGGCCCTCAGCCTTTGGTTGAGTTGTTTGAGTTTGTTGTACAGAAGTTTAAGGGTGCAGCAGGACGTAGGCTCTACCCAATTGAGTGTCACGACATCATGTGTAAGATTGGTGAAGTGGTAGTCGTAGGTGGTGTACGCCGTAGTGCATTGATTTCATTGTCTAATCTTAATGATGACCAGATGGCGCATGCCAAGTCAGGTCAGTGGTGGGAGAATGAAGGACAACGTGCGTTGGCTAATAACTCTGTGGCGTACAAGACTAAGCCTGAGATGGGTACGTTCATGCGTGAGTGGTTGTCTCTGTATGACAGCAAGTCAGGTGAGCGTGGCATCTTCAACAGGCAGTCAGCTATCAAGCAAGCAGCTAAGAATGGTAGGCGTGAGACTGACCATGACTTTGGTTGTAACCCTTGCAGTGAGATTATTTTACGCCCATACCAGTTCTGTAATTTGTCAGAGGTAGTTGTACGTGAGAGTGATACAGTAGATACACTCAAAGAAAAGGTACGCCTAGCTACTATCCTTGGCACATTCCAAGCTACGTTGACTAACTTTAAATACCTACGTAATGTATGGAAGAAGAACACAGAAGAAGAACGCTTGCTTGGTGTGTCACTGACAGGCATCATGGACAACAAACTGACATCGACAACAGGTAATACACTTGAGGTGATGTTGGAAGTCCTACGTGATACTGCAGTACAGACTAATGCAGCTATGGCGAAGCAGCTTGACATACCACAGTCTACTGCAGTTACGTGTGTAAAGCCTAGTGGCACTGTGTCTCAGCTTACTGATGCAGCGTCAGGTATCCATGCGCGGCATAACCCATACTACATACGTACTGTACGTGGTGATAACAAAGACCCTCTGACACAGTTCCTTATGTCGCAGGGTATTCCAGCAGAGCCTGATGTAATGAAGCCAGACAGCACAACAGTGTTCAGCTTTCCTATGAAGTCACCCTCTGGTGCAATCACTAGGACACAGATGAATGCTATTGAGCAGCTTGAGTTATGGCTTACCTATCAGCGTCACTGGTGTGAACACAAACCATCAGTCACTATCTCAGTCAAAGAAAATGAGTGGATGGCTGTAGGCTCTTGGGTTTATGAATACTTTGATGAGGTATCTGGTATCAGCTTTCTGCCATTCAGTGAGCATACATATCAACAAGCACCATATCAGGATACAGATGAAGAAAGTTACAAAGAGTTCTTGACAAAGATGCCAAAGAATGTAGACTGGTCATTGCTGCAAGAGTTTGAGAAAGAGGATACTACTTCAGGTGGGCGTGAGTTAGCCTGTACTGCAGGGGTATGTGAAATAGTTGACATCGAAGCAGCATAGTGATAAGTTGGTATGGAAACGAGGGGAAGGTTGGGTACAATACAATCCCCCTCGTAGCCATCCTAGTTATGAGGAGTGGAAGAAACTAAAAGAGAAGGAGAAGCAATGAAGGAAGTATTAGTAAATGCAATACGTTCCCACTT